AGGGGCTGTGCTACTCATCCTGGTTAACGTCCAGGAAGGACGCCTGTTTAATAAAATTCCTCAAAATAAACAGGAGGCATACCATTGAAAAAGAAGAAATTGAAATCTTCTCCAGCGCTACAATAGGTATCATAGAAAGACAAAACAGTTTGGGAACTGGAAGGCGTGAACACTGTATTTACGTTCAAAGCCGGACCTTCCGTCTCAACACCGAGTGTCGGTTCAAATGCTGTAGGGAGAAAACGCAGAGCCGAGTAAAAAGGAATCTCGAAACTCATTATGGGATTAACATCAGTCGTCCCTAGATAGCACCCCCTTGGTGTGCTACCGCGTTGTTGCTCATTGAAACCATTGACTATTTCAGCAGTCGTGAAATTCGTGATGGGAATCATGCTCTCAGTATTCGTGTAAGAATTACCTCTCGAATACTTAAAAGAAAGACTCCCAGCAAAGTCCGTGGACAAGCGATTAGTATGACTTTGGTCGTAGGTCCAACGAATTGAACCTCTCCAGCCAACATACGCCCGTGCCAAATAATTCAACATTGTTGTTTCGACAGGTAAATAAAATCTGCTGCCGGGTTTAGGCACAACGGGTGAATTAGGGACATCTGCAGGAACATATCCTCCATACATAGGAAAAGAGGAGCGATTTATTCTAGCAAGGGTCATTTCAGTGACTTCTGGTAGTAAAGATGCCTCATGATGGTACGATCGTTTAAGCATTTGTCTGAAGGAAGCAATTACCTCTCCAAAGAATAGCTTTGTAACATTATCGTCCTCTATCTGGACATCAGCCATTGTTGCAGCGACAGGTGGATCGACCAATGCGCACGTGTCTGTGTCAATGTCCATTTCTGGAATATTCTGCAGCTCAGGTCTGAAACGAACATAAGTGATGAGATCGTTTGGAGACGCTACTTCGAAATCGTCTAACATGGAAATAAAGACGTTAACAGAAATATTTGACACAACAGTGCCTGCAGTAACGAGTGGGTTCAGTACATAGACCGAAATGGTTCCATTCGAATACTCGGAACTTGTGGGCAGTGCGAGTGGGCCAAAGAAGGGTATGTTCCCCAAATCTAAACCAAAAACTTTCTGGTACGATTTATTCTGGGCCCAACCAACATCTATGGTGAAATCCCTCTCGTCAGCTATATCATGAATGGTTGTGTACACTGTGTTGAATTCAGGATCCAAGGAGCTATCATTAGGGTTATACACTATACGTAGACGACCCTTATGAAAATTAGAACTAACAACTTGAAACCTAAATCTCATTGTGCCACGCCAATAGTCAAATGGCTGAGCAGCAAAGCAACATGCTGGCATATGAATTTCGGTCGCAGAACCGGTATTGACTCTGCGATGAATGCCAGGATTCACATAAGAAGAAAACAAAATTTTATCAGGTGCGTCGACAGTTACATTCCACGCGAAACTAGTGAGGTATGACTCCCTCCCTGCTATACTAGCAATGGGAAGTTCGTCATCTCCACCAATTCCCGTAGTTTTAGGACATATGGTTAATTCCTGTTTACTATCAACGGAAGTTTTGTTTGTTGCTTGCTTGGTATCCACAACGGCCAAAGAATGCCGGGCATTAGGAATCATCACTGAATATGTTAACTCATTAGGTGCTGAGTATCCAAATAATTTAGCGATAGTTCCCACTGCCGTGGCACCTATTTGGGTGGCCATTGCGAAGGGGCCAATGTATGGAACATTGGCAAGAGATTGTGCAAAACGTGCTACAACAGAAGCAGGTCTCGAAACAACTCCAATATCATGTTCGTCCATTTCTGGAACGTTCTGAGTTGGGATGGAATAAGACACATCCTCAGCCCAGGCAAACACGGTGACGGTGACTGGTTCAGTGCCGCCATTTGCATGCTGGAGATTGTTTAAAGATGCTATTACAAGATTTCCTAAAATGTTCCAGCCACGATCTGGTATAGATATGGCATTAGTTGGTAAAAACATAGGTAGGTGCAATGACCCACCCTCGGAACACGTTGGATTTATGTAGACGTGCATTCTCTGGGATCCTCGTACAAAGTCTTCTTCTAACCAAGTGCGTTGGGGGGACGTATTATCAAGATCAGCTAATGGTTCATATGCTGCTATCAAACGTCCGTAATAAAAGGCATTACCGTTCAAAACGATTTTAACCTTCAGGGTACATTTAAGCAATTGGAAGTTTCGAATCTTGTCGATATTCCTAGCGTTATCCCAAAATAGGGACCAAGGATCGATTCGCTGGAATAGTGCGGAATTGGTGTTCCACTGGTATTCAGCTATCCTGATAGGACGACTGAAAAATTGGTTGAGTGTTGTATCACTCGTGAACCCCAAATTTCTGGTAGGGTCCATGGATGCTTTTCGCTCATCCATAACTCCGGAATTGTTATC